CCTCTTTAATCTCTTTATCCATCTGTTTCATGAAGTCACCATCCTGCATGAAGATGTGTGAACGCACCCATTTATTTGAATAATACTTACCAACTGCTCCAGCATTCACCAGTTGTTGATAAGCATTAATCTTATCATTCATAATCTCAATTTCTTTTAATTCTGAGAAATAGTTGTCTTTCGCGTAAATAAACTTAATCTCTGATGAAATATCTTTCCATTCATCTTGAGTGATTACTTGCTTAAGTACTAATTGTTTTTCTAGCGCTTTTAAAAATACATGATTAAAACGCACACGCAAACGATCAATAAACTTTGAGAACTTTACTTCGTCCCTTGATATCTCTGTAGCACGACCCATATTGAAAGAGTAATCTGGTTCAATACGAGATACAGGAACATTCAATGACTTATACATTACCTTTTGGAAGTATTCTACATCAGTCATCTCACCAAGATTTTGGCCACCTGGCAATGTTTCGATCTGCGTGCCACGATTACCTTCGCGGCGTGGTAACCAGAAGTCTTCAAGCATTGTCATAAATTTACGATCATCACGGATTTCTCCAGAAGATGCATCATAAACAACTTTATTCTTATGACGGGTCATCATATCGCGTAGATACTGTTCTGCCTTCATTTTAGGCAGATTGCCGACGTCGATGTAGAATATACGGCGCTCAGGTGCTCTTGATATACGGTAAATGATTGTAGCGTCTTCTAGTGCTCTTAACTGATTAAGAGGTTTGATCGCTTTGTGTAGGTATGATATAACTAGTGAATTGGTTTTATCTAATAAACCAGATGTGCAGTAGATAATACTATCTTTAGCAATCTTTAGTCCTGTCGTGGCTGATGCTGTTGAAGGACCAGACGTTGGCTTACCACCAAACCCTTTTTCGTTATAAACGAAGTATTCTTTTTCACCAACCGCAACATCTGTTGATGCTTGGTTGTTTTGAATACGCTTCTTTTTTACTTCTTTAATTTTTTTGATTTTGCGTGGATCGATATATCTTAATTCTTGAATACCGTCCTTCGTATTATTCTTATCAATAATAGCATGGAAGTATAATCGTCCATCAACATACCAACGCTTGAATACATCATAGCCTTGGTGATTGAAATCTAACAATCTAAGAACTGCTTTGAATTCTTGATCGATTGCCTTCTTAACTGTATCGTTAATGTTAGGCACATTCTCTAAACTAATTGTAACTGTATCTTCTGCATCTGTCACAATCGCTTCATTCACGATATCGTCTACTGCAGCCTCAACTTCAGCATGCATAACCATCTCACGATATTTTGTTACTAGTTCAGCTTCGTTCTTAGCTGCGCCCTCTAAGTCGACGACGGTACCATAGGAACCACCTGCAGCAACTACAAGTGAACCATCATCGTTCTGTTTAGGGATAAACTCGTCGAGGTCTTGCTTTTCGGCAGGGCCTCTTCGACGGAACTCGAATCCTAGGAACTCCATATTAACTCCAATTATTGAGGCTGACCAAAGCCAGCCTCCATCCTAATATTAGGCGCCACCAGCGTTGCCGGTAGTACCACCACTAACTTCCCACCAATCATATACAAATGAAACTGTAAACTCTTCAATTGTATCGGTAGCGTTCCAGTCAAGCTCAATTGGCGCAACTTCTACTGGGAAAATACCATTAAATGTGTATGTTCTCAGCGCTTCGCCAGTTCTTGAAAACTGTGTTACTTGAGCGTTTGCTTTATATTGCAACGGGCTTGATGATGCAAAATCACGCACGTTTGTTTGGAATGTATTGATCCTGTTAGACCACTCTTCCATCGCGTTACGGATTAAGAAATCCTCATCGTTCATAACAGTAACTGTCCACTCTGCAAATGTACGATCGCCTGCCATTCTAACTTTACGGCCAAAATACGGAACTTCAATTACTCCAAGTGTTGCAGCAGGAATCTGAGCTGCACGTACCAAGAATGGTACTTTAATATCCGCAACCCCGTTGGCGGGGTTTTGGATTGTTACTTGGAATAGAGAGTTACGAGCACCACCGAAGTTTAGCTGACTTCTAATTTCATTTACGTTAAATGCCATGTCTGTTCTCCTTATTCTTATTTATTAGGGTTAAAACTGCCCTACGATTTCAGAGAACTCAACACCTGATCTAACAGCCACGAAGTTCAACTGGATAAAGTTGATTGAACGGGCTGGTTTGATATAGATGTCACCGACAAACTCATTGCGGTCAATTACTTCTCCTGTGTTGTTGCTTGAATCGCAAACAACCTTGAAGTCGTAAATACCACGACGACCTTGTACATCGCGTAAGAATGGCTCAACTAAGTTCTTGAACTGAGCACGTGTAAATTCATCATTGAATTCAAACAATGTAAATTTAGCTGCAGTTGCAATTGCCTTCTCTAATACTATGAACAAACGACGTACGTTGATACGATCGAATGCGCTTGGTTTAGCTAATAACGTCTTATCTCCAAATAATACTGTACCTTGACCTGGGAATGTTACGACAGGGTTGATACCAGACTTATAGAGAATGTCGCGATCTGCTTTACGTGGATTGTATGCTAATTTAACAATATTTTTAACTTGGCCACGATTGAAGCCGCCAGGTGACCACCATGGATCACGAGTCTCGTCTGTACGGACACATAAGCCAGCAATATCGCCGTTCAAAGGAACATATCTGTATAAGTCGTTGTACTTATCATACTGATATTTGTATCCAGAGTCAAGCACTGCATATGATGTTGAGCTCATTGAGTTACGGAAAGCAATAATGTCTGTAGCCTCGTCACCTGTATTGCTAATCACATCTGCTCGGTCTGGAGATACAAATACTACACAATCCTTACGTGCTTCAGCAATATTATCAATCAAGTAGTTGGCCAACTGTTCTCCATTTGTGCCGCCACGAGCTTTACCTGTTAATATCAATGATACATCAATATCTTCAGCAGATTTAAAGTAATCATAAGCTGTAGCCAATGAACCAACTGCAATATCTGCCTCACCATCACCATCTTGACCAGACGTAAACACAGTTGTAGTTGGTTTGGTGTTGGTTGAGGTCAATACGTTAACTGCTGTATTTGACGCTGCACCAGCTAAGTCATTAGCATACCAAACGTAGTTAGAGTTCTGATTGATGACTTCTTTATAGAAGTTTGTGGCACCATCATTTGTCTTAGAATCGCTTGCGCGGGATACGTTAGAATATACTTCTAAAATAGTTCCTGGAGTACCAGTCACAATACCGTCGTTGTCTACTACAACAGCGTGCAATTCATCTTTGGCAGCTGTGTTACCAAAGCTGGCCTGATGTTCAGATTGATCTGGTGCTGCATCAACGCTATTAAAGAATTCCCAATAACGTGTTACGCTAGTGCCAGAGAATGCTGTAGATAAACTATACTTGTTATCAAACGATAAAGTAAAGAATGCGTGAGTGGCGTTAACTGTTGGAACTGCATCATAAGACAAAAGCTTAAGATACTGCTTACCAATTGTTGAATTGCCAACTTCTACATAGTCGCCGATTGTTAGTTTATCAATAAGAGATGTTGCTGCTGTATTTGCATCTACAATGTACCAACACTCGAGTTAGCTAATTTAACTAAAGCTGTGTTAGAACCAATTGACATAGTAATGTTAGTTAATGCTGTGTTGCTGTTAATTGTAGAATCAACAACCGCATTAAGAACGCTGCTATAAGCAGTATTGCTATCGCAAACAGAAATCTTTAATGAATTTCCAAGAGCACCAGGATATTTTGCAATAAACTTAATGTCTGTATCTGCAGCAAAAGCACCACTTGACAATTTTTCATTGTAATGATCTTCGTTTTTTACTACGAAAGTGGCAACGTTTGAAATAGAACCGGTGTTAGCTAAGGCGTTAAAAGCGCCGTTAGCAAGACTTGTTGTGTTTGCAGCACGTACAACAAATAACTTATTACCATAAGATAAGAAGTTTGCTGCTGTAAAAAACGTTTCTGCGTTGAAATTTGTAGGCTTACCAAATCTAGCTACTAGATTTGACTCTGAATC